CGAGCCCGAGGGCACGTCGGGCGGGGCCATGGCGGTGTCGTGGGTGCCTTTGGGCAAGAGGGTGACGATGGAGCCTGGGCCGATGTAGCCGGCGATCGGGACCTTGCGCACATCGTCCAAGACCTCGATGCCGGCTTGGCGCATGACCTCCGTGACGGGCAAGAGCAGCTCACCGGCAATAGCCTTGGCTTCGTCCATGGACATGCCCCGCTTGCCGGCGAACATGTAGGACACAGCCGCGGGGTCCAAGTTGATGCGCTTGGCGAGCTGGCGTTGCGACATGCCAATGCGCGCGAGCTGTTCTTGGAACCAGGCTTTGTTAATGGTGGATGGATTGCCCATTGAGTATATATCGACAGAGGGCTCTTGATATTGAGGCAAACGCAACATCGAGTCAACCACAGTTATAATCATGATTGTCGGCAACAACTTGTTGATTGATATAACAATTGTATTGAATTTGCACCTGTAGATATTTTTTTGAGGAAGGTGATGGGAAAGACTAAACACGATGCGAATCCCGCAACCACGGTGGTGGCGCGTCTGGGCGGTTGCCGCACGGTGGCGCGATTAGTGGGCGTGAGTCCGTCCGCGGTGTCGCGTTGGTGTACCCCAGCGTCGTTGGGTGGCACGGGTGGCCGCATTCCACAGAAGTGGTGGCAACATTTAATTGCCTCTGGCAAAGATCGCGGTATCGACATCACGGTCAACGAGTTGTCAGGGTTTGCTTGCCCGCGGTGATGAGAGATGTGTAACGTGATGCGATAATCCGAATGCCAGCACCGATGACCTTGTCTAGCTAACGAGGTTTCTATCGACTTCCCTGTCCCGAGTATCGGTGCTGGCACCTTGATGGGCAGGGTAAAAAAACAACAATGGGACGGGGATGCAGTTAACTACGGAATCTATAGCACGCCATTTAGGCGGCGCATCAAAATCGGGTGACAACTGGTCGTGCCGATGCCCGGCACACGAAGACAAGCGCGCGTCGCTATCTATCAAAGAAGAGTCCAACGGCAAGCTCCTAGTCCACTGTCATGCAGGCTGCGCGCAGGCGGACGTGGTGGCAGAGCTTAAGGCGCGCGGTCTTTGGAACACACCTAAGACAGTCACACCACCGGATCCGCTACCGGTGCAGATCAATCTAGGGCAAGGAAAAGGCCAGGTCGTTGCTGAGTACAACTACACCGACGAAGACGGCCAGCTGCTCTACCAGGCAGTGCGATATGAACCGAAGGATTTCAGGCAGCGCGCACCGATCAATGGCAGCGGGTGGACCTGGTCGATCAAGGGTGTGCGCCGGGTGCTGTACCGGTTGCCCGAAGTTCTTGCCGCAGTCGCAGAGGGCCGCACGGTCTATATCTGCGAGGGCGAGAAGGACGTCGAAGCTGCCCGATCCTTGGGTTTGGTTGCGACCTGCAATGCGATGGGTGCAGACAACGGGTCCGGCAACAAGTGGCTGCCAGAGTTTGCGGAACTCCTGCGGGGCGCAAATGTCGTGGTCGTGCCAGACCAGGATGACCCAGGCATTCGACATGCCGAATGGGTGATTAGCACCCTGCAAGGTAAGGCGCAAAGCGTCAGAGTCGTCAATCCCGCGTCAGGTAAAGACCTGGCTGACTGGATCAAAGCGGGCGCAACTGTTGATGACATCGTCAACGGCGCGGTCGATGCGTTTGATGTAGATCAATCTAGTAACGACAATCACGGCAAGTTTGAATTTTTTGATGTGTCAGATCTGATCGCTGACATCAAGCCGATCGACTGGTTGGTGCGTGATGTGTTCGAGGCGGATTCATTGGCGCTGATCTACGGGCAACCAGGCGGCGGCAAATCTTTTTTTGCAGTCGACATTGCTTGCGCGATTGCAACAGGCAACGCGTTCTTCGAGCGCCAGGTCAAGCAGGGACCGGTGTTCTACATCGCAGGCGAAGGGCACAACGGCCTGGCCCGGCGGTTCAAAGCCTGGGAAGTGGCGCGCGGTGCCCCGATTGCCCCAGGGCAGATCTTCAAGTCGGGGGGCGCTATGGCGGTGCTCGATGAAGACAGCATTCGCAGTGTGTATGAACAGATTGCTAGGACGTGTGACGCCACGGGCGCTGCGCCCGCATTCATTTGCATCGATACCCTGGCGCGTAACTTCGGCGCGGGGGATGAGAACAGCACCGAAGACATGTCGGTGTTTATTTCCCACCTGGACAAGTGGCTGCGCCGGCCGTTTGGCTGCTGCGTGTCCACCGTCCACCATGCCGGTCACAACATGGAGCGGGCCCGCGGATCCTCGGCATTAAAGGCCGCGGTCGACGCTGAGTGCGAGGTATCCAAGGACGACAGCGGGCTGGTCAAGATCCGGTTTACCAAGATGAAGGACGCTGAGATCCCGGCCGACATGATGCTGAAAATCCGCGGCGTCGAGCTGCCAGGCGTATTCGATGAGGACGGCAACCCGGTGACGTCCGCGGTGCTGGACGTGGCCGGCGACATGATCCACGCGCAGCTGGGCAAGCGCACCGACGGCACCCAGATCACGGCGATTGAGGTGCTGAAGATCCTGGACCAGAAGTGGCACACCACGCGTCAACTCGAGGATCCGCTGATGGCGTCCAAGGGCACGGTGTCGCGGGTGGTGGGTGGATTAAAGCGGCTCGGATTTATCAATGACCAAGGCATCACGCAGGCTGGATTGGATGAGCTCTCGCGTGCTGGCCACCAGATCCTGGGTCACGGCAAGCCGGTGTGGAAGCGTAAGTCATGAGTGCAGTTTGTAAGGTTCGCGTAAGAAAAGTGCCCCAAATGTTGCTGGGGCACTAACACTTTTTGATGCCCCAAAAATTCTGGGGCAAGAGTTGGCACTTACCGTAAAACGTCGCAGCTGTGCGGTAAAAGTGCCCCAAAAATTTCTGGGGCAGTTTGGGGCGCCAAGTGCCCCATGCCCCACCACCTTATATAAGGTGGGGCAAGATGGGGCAGACCTGGGGCAAGGCCAAAAAGGAAAGGGAAAGTATGATCAGTTTGACATTGCCATATCCGCCAAGCGGCAACCACATGTGGCGCAAAGGGCAGGGCAGGACCTACCTGGGCGACAGGGCCAAGGGGTTCTATCGCGACGTGCAGTACGCCGTCATGCAGCAGGGCAAGATGATCAACCTGGACATGCCCGTCACAGTCGAGTGCCGGCTTTACCCGCCAGACAATCGCCGGCGTGATCTGGACAATGCCTGGAAGGTGCTGGCCGACAGTCTGACCCGAGCGCGTGTGTGGCAGGACGATCATCTGGTGCGCAGGCTGCACCTGATCTGGCAGGAGCCAGCGCCCGGCGGCCGGGTCGAGATCACAATTGCCCCGCATGGTGAGAAAATCACATCGTGATGATACAGCTGGAGTTCTTTAGTGGGATTTAGTGACATGGCAACTTCTGACAAGCCGGTCAAGAAACCGCCTCGCGCAGGTATGGGGCGCCCCAAGGGCGCAGCCAACAAGGTGCAGGCGGACGTGAAGGCCATGGTCCTGGGTGCGCTCGAGCAGGTGGGTGGCCAGCAGTACCTGGCCGACCAAGCCGAGGCGAACCCGACCGCGTTCATGTCCCTGGTGGGCAAGGTGCTGCCGCGGGAGATGAAGGCTGAAGTCTCCGGCGCGATCGAGCTGGTGCTGGCAGAAAAACTCAAACAGGCCCGTGAGCGCGTCGGCTGACGTTCAGCTCGAGCTGATCGACTTCATCGCCGGGTTCACGCGTGACCCGCTGGGGTTCGTGCTGGCTGCTTTCGAGTGGGGCCAGGGCGAGCTCGCAGGCTTTGACGGGCCCGATGAGTGGCAGCGCGATGCGTTGATCGAGATCGGCCGCAGGTTGAATGCCGGCACATTGACAGCCAGCGAGGCCGTGCAGCTGGCCATCGCATCAGGCCACGGCATCGGCAAGTCAGCGCTGGTGTCTTGGCTAATCCTGTGGGCGATCGCCACCCACGAAGACACCAAGGGCGTGGTCACCGCCAACACAGAGAACCAGCTCAAGACCAAGACCTGGGCGGAGCTTGCCAAGTGGCACCGCATCTGCCTGGTGCGGCACTGGTTCGAGCTCACGGCGACCGCGCTGTTTTCCAAGGACCCGGCGCACGAGAAGACCTGGCGCATCGACATGGTGCCTTGGTCTGAGCGCAACACCGAAGCATTTGCCGGCTTGCACAACAAGGGCAAGCGCATCTTGCTGGTGTTCGATGAGGCCTCGGCCATTCCCGATTTGATCTGGGAAGTCTCCGAGGGTGCGCTGACCGATAGCAACACCGAGATCATCTGGTGCTGCTTCGGTAACCCGACCTTAAACACCGGGCGGTTTCGCGAATGCTTTGGGCGCTTTCGCCACCGGTGGATCACCCGGCAGATCGATAGCCGCACCGTGGCCATGACGAACAAGACCCAGCTGCAGAAGTGGGTCGACGATTACGGCGAGGACTCCGACTTTGTGCGCGTGCGTGTGCGTGGCGTGTTCCCCTCGAGCTCGGCGAATGCACTGCTGGGGCCTGAGGATGTCGAGCGCGCCATGTCGCGCCATTACGAGGTGACACAGTACGAGTTCGCCGCCAAGATCCTGGGCGTGGACGTAGCCAGGCAGGGCGATGACTCGACCGTGATCTACCCGCGGCAAGGGCGCGTCGCTTTTAAAGCGCGCACGATGAGAATTCCCGACACCATGCTGGTGGCCCAGCAGGTGGCGTTGTCGATGGACAAGTGGAAGCCTGATGCCGTGTTTGTGGACGCGACCGGTGGTTATGGCGTGGGCGTGGTCGATGGCCTGCGGCAGATCAACAAGACGCCAATCGAGGTCTACTTCAGCGGCAAACCGCTTGATGCGCGCTACTTCAACAAGCGGTCCGAGATGTGGTTCGAGATGGCCAAGTGGGTGAAGGACGGCGGCGCGTTGCCGCGGGACCGGGAGTTGGCCGAGGAGTTAATCGCAGCCACCTACACCTTCCAGGGCGACAAGTTCCGCCTGTGCGATAAGGACGACATCAAGGATCTGATCGGGCGCAGCCCGGACAAGGCAGACGCGTTGGCGTTGACCTTTGCCTTCCCGGTGTCGCCAAGCCTAGCGCACATTCACCCGAGCTTGGAGCAGCGCGGCGTGAAGATGGAATACGATCCGTTTGAAACCGCCTGATTTTTCTGGGCAAATTGGTGCGATAATCCGCGCACGTTGTGAATATCACATGAGGTGACCCTATGTGCTTCTTTGGTGGCAATGACCCGCCCGCGCCTCCGCCGCCGCCAGCGGCCGCGCCGGTCGAGCAAGAGCAGGCTGTGCAAGATTCGATGGACCGTGAGCGCCGCCGCCAGGCAGCTGCGCTGGGCCAGCGATCAACCATTTTGACCAGCGCGATGGGCGTAACTGCGCCAGCTGCCACCGCGCAGAAAACACTTCTGGGATCCTGACATGTGTTTCTTCGGACGTAGCAGATCTTCACCGCCGCCTGTGGCGGCCGCGGTCCAGCAGGCTACAGCTGCGCCGGGCATGGACATGAACGCGCAGCAGGATGAGCAGCGCCGTCGCATGGCTGCCAGCGCGCAGCCCGCTGACACCATGGGCATGGCTGATCAGAAAACCGTGCTGGGTGGGTAATCGTGTGCTTTCCAGGCGCGCAGCGCCAAGCAATGCCGCCAGCGCCAGCGCAGCCGGCATTCGACTCGGAAAGCGCTGGGTATGACTACAAGACCGCAGTGGCTGCAGGCATGGGGCCAGCAGCTAGCGAAGAGAACGAAGGGCACTGGGGATCGGTGACGATGGCCAGTGAGGAAGTAAAGAAGAAGTACAACTTGCCTGATGAAACGTATGTAGTGCTGAAGGGCAAGGCGCATGAAACGTGGGATCTAGCAGTGCAAGGTGAGGCCGAGCGCGGATTCGAGATCAAGAAGTACGGCAACCGCTACTACTCCGTGCCAAAAGGAACGAAGTGATGGAAAGCAAGCGCGAACAGTTCAACCGGCGTCTCGCGTCGTTAAAGACCGAGCGGGCATCGTTCATCGAGCATTGGCGCGAGCTGTCCGATTACATCTTGCCGCGCCAGTCGCGCTTTGTCGTCACCGATCGCAACCGGGGCGACCGCAAGAATTCCAAGATCGTCGACAACACCGCGACACTCGCGGTGCGCACACTCGCTTCCGGCATGATGTCAGGCATCACGTCACCTGCGCGTCCCTGGTTCCAGCTGCGCACGCCTGATCCTGGCTTAAACGAATACAAGCCGGTCAAGCTGTGGCTCGACCTGGTGCGCACGCGCATGACCGAAGTCTTTTTGCGCAGCAACCTCTACACCACGCTGCCTATCACCTACGGCGACCTGGGCGTGTTCGGCACCAACGCCTTCGCTGTGCTCGAGGATAGCGAGGACGTGATCCGCTGCTACCCGTACCCGATCGGCAGCTACATGATCGGCACGTCCTACCGCGGCAACGTCGATACCTGCTACCGCGAATTCCAGATGACAGTCAACCAGGTGGTCGGCCAGTTTGGCATCGAGCAGGTGTCCGAGTCGGTCAAGAACCTCTACGAGCGTGGCAACAAGGACGCCTGGATTGATGTAGTGCATGTGGTCGAGCCCAATGATGAGTTCGATGAGCGCCGGCCGGCATCAAAGTACAAGCGCTTCCGCTCGGTGTATTACGAGCTCGGCGACAACCGTGACCGGCTGCTTCGCGAGTCTGGCTTTGATGATTTCCCGTTGATGGCGCCACGCTGGGCGCTAACTGGTGAAGACATCTACGGGCACTCGCCTGCGATGGACGCCCTGGGCGACATCAAGGCGCTGCAGCTCGAGCAGCGACGCAAGGCCCAGGCAATCGACAAGCTGGTCAACCCACCGATGACGGCGCCGAGCTCGCTGCGCAACCAGCGCGCAAGCCTGCTGCCAGGTGACGTGACGTACGTCGACGTGTCGCAAGGTGGCCAAGGATTTGCGCCGGCTTACCAGATCAACCCGCGCATCAATGAACTCATGATGGACATTCAAGAGAACCAGGGCCGCATCCGGCGTGCGTTCTTTGAGGATCTGTTCCTGATGATCGCCAACGATTCGCGCAGCAACATTACCGCTCGCGAAATCCAGGAGCGTCACGAAGAAAAGCTCTTGATGCTGGGCCCCGTGCTTGAGCGCTTAAACGACGAGCTGCTCGATCCGCTGATCGATCGCACCTTCAACATCATGATGAAGGTCGGCATGGTGCCGCCGCCACCGCAAGAGCTGCAGGGCATGGATCTCTCGGTTGAGTACATCAGCGTGATGGCGCAGGCCATGAAGATGGTGGGCATCTCATCGATCGAGCGCACCATGCAGTTTGCCGGCCAGATGGCGCAGGCCAATCCGCAGGTGCTCGACAAGCTCGACTTTGACCAGGCACTCGATGAGTACAGCGCGATGCTGGGCGCACCGCCTTCGATCATCAAAGACGACGCTGAAGTGGCGCAAGTGCGTGCACAGCGTGCGCAGCAGCAGAACGCTGCGATGGCCATGCAGATGGCGCAGCAAGGCGCGCAGAGCGCGAAGACCTTGTCTGAGACGCAGGTCACCGATGAGAACGCGCTGACCAACATGATCAACAATCTTCGCGGTGCACCCGCATAACCCAGGAGACTGACATGAAAAAAGGTTACGGCAAAAAGCCGCCGAAGAAATGAGCGACAAAGACAAGTCCTTCAACGCGGCTGAAGAGTCGCAGGTTAAAGACCGCAAGCGCAAGGATGAGCGCCTGCGCGACATTGAACTGGCCGACATCAAGAAGATCATGTCGAGCCGTGAAGGACGCCGGTTTGTGTGGCGTTTGCTCGACCGGGCTGGTGTGTTTCGCACATCGTTTACCGGAAACAGCACCACGTTTTTCAATGAGGGCATGCGCAACATGGGCCTCATGGTCATAGGTGACGTGATGGCAGCTTCTGCTGACCAGTACGTCGTGATGATGAACGAATCCAAAGAGGATGAAAGAACCAATGGCTGACGCAGATACCAACGCCGTGCAGGACAACACCGCAAACACGGCACAAGGTGGCGACGCAGCTGGTGCTGGCTCTGTACTGACCACGCCGCCGACGGGCGACGCGGCACAGGCAAAGCCAGATCAAGCGTCTGGTGACAACACTGATGCAAGCACCGGTGACACGGGTGATAAGCAGACCGATAACAAGGATGCCAAACCCGACGGTCCACCGGAAAAGTACGAGTTTCAATTGCCCGAGGGCATGGCACTTGATCAGGAAGCGCTGGCTGAGTTTGATCCGATTGCGCGAGAGCTCAGTCTGACGAACGACCAGGCGCAGAAACTGGCAAGCCTGTATGCCAACCGGATGCAGAAAACCGTGCAGCAGCAGCAGGAGAGCTGGAACCAGACGATTGAAAAGTGGGTATCCGACATGAAATCGGACAAGGAGATCGGTGGCGACGCTTTCACGCCCAGCGTGAAGCAAGCTCAAAACGCGATCAACAAGTTCGGCACGCCGGAGCTCAAATCAGCGCTCGACTCATACGGCATGGGAAACCACCCGGAGCTTGTGCGAGTGTTTGCGCGCATTGGCAAAGCGATGGCCGAGGACACGCACGTTGGCGGTAACGCCGGCGGCGCTGAATCCGACCAGAGCAAGCGTCTGTTCCCCAACATGAAATGAAAGGAAATTTAAATGGCACTTCTTGCTTCCACCCACCCAACCCTGCTGGACGTGACCAAGCGTCTGGACCCACAGGGCAAGATTGACACGATCGCTGAGATCCTCAATCAAACCAACGAAATCCTAGACGACATGGTCTGGCTCGAGGGCAACCTGCCTACCGGCCACCGCACCACGATCCGCACCGGCTTGCCCACTCCAACGTGGCGCAAACTGTACGGCGGCGTTCAGCCTGGCAAGAGCACAACCGTTCAAGTCACTGACGCGACCGGTATGCTCGAGGCGTATGCCGAAGTCGACAAGGCACTGGCTGACCTCAATGGCAACACCGCATCGTTCCGCTTGTCGGAAGATCGTGCGCACATCGAGGGCATGAACCAGGAGTTCGCATCGACCCTGTTCTACGGCAACGAAGCCACCGAGCCTGAAGCATTCACCGGTTTTGGTGCACGCTTCAATGACCAGTCGGCAGCCAACGGCGACAACATCATCACCAGCGCAGCAACGCCTGACAGCACCGACAACACGTCGATCTGGTTGGTAGTCTGGGGCCCGAACACGGTCCACGGCATCTATCCGAAAGGCTCGAAGGCTGGCTTGGACATGAACGACAAAGGCCAAGTCACCATCGAGAACGTGGACGGCAGCGGCGGCCGCATGGAAGCCTACCGCACGCACTATCGTTGGGACTGCGGTCTGTCGGTACGTGACTGGCGCTATGTCGTGCGCATCAACTTAGACCAAGAAGACCTGGTCAAGAATGCCGCGTCTGGCCCTGACCTGGTCGACCTGATGACCCAAGCTGTGGAATTGATCCCTAGCTTGAGCATGGGCCGCCCTGCGTTCTACATGAACCGCACGCTGCGTTCGTTCCTGCGTCGCCAGATCGCCAACAAGGTGGCCGCTTCCACCCTGACCATCGAGCAGGTGGCAGGCAAGCACGTCACCATGTTTGACGGCATCCCGGTCCGTCGCTGCGACGCTATCACCAACACCGAGTCCGGCATTTAATCGGCCTCATTGAATTGAAAGGAAACGCATCATGATTCTCGACGAGCGCAATGAGTTTGCCGACGCCACGGCACTCAACACCGGTGCAGCTGGTGACTACGTAATTGGCGACGTGATCGACCTGGGTGTCGCACGCGACATCGGCAACGGCGCCGATCTGGACTTCGTTGTCCAGGTTGACACCACTGCCACTTCGGGCGGCTCGGCTACCTTGGCCATCTCGCTGGCAACGGACGACAACGCATCGTTGTCCTCGCCGACCAAGGTCGTCACCTCGCCGGCGATCGCTGTGGCTAGCCTCACCGCTGGCACCACGATCTTCCGCGTCAAAGTGCCAGCTGGCACCTACGAGCGCTATCTGGGCATCGTGCAAACCACTGGCACCGCAGCATTCACGGCAGGCAAGATCAACGCCTTCCTGACTTCTGACACTGCCAACTGGCGCGCATACAACGACGCTATCTGATAGGAGCGCACCGACATGAAAGTCAAAGCAATCACTGACGGCTTTTATGGCGGCGCGCGTCGTCGTGCGGGCGCCGTGTTCGAGGTGCCCGCCGGTACAACCGGCCATTGGCTGGAAGTGGTCGCCGACGACACGCCTGTCGAACGTCCAAGGCAGAAGGCAAAGAAGCAAGAGCCTATCGCCTTGAGCCAGCTGCAGGCCGATCAGCCTGTGAGCGAGCGCGAAGTCATCTGAAACACCGCGGGGCTTTTGCCCCGCATCACGAATTCACTGCGGAGCCTGACATGGTCGACATGAAGTCAAAGCCAGAGGTAGAAGAGCAGCCCGGCATGGTTGAAGCCGATGAGCCTAGCTATCCCTATGGCCTGTGCCTGCACCTGGGCAAGGACGAGCTCGAGAAGCTCGGCATCACTGCGCTGCCCGATGTCGGCGCCAAGATGGAAATCATGGCCAAGGGCTACGTCAAGAGCACCAGCGCCTACGAAACCCAAGGCGATGGCAAGTCGCAAAGCGTCGAGATCCAGATCACCGATCTCGAGGTTGCACCCGGCGAGCGCAAGGACCCTGCGCAAGTGATGTACGGGCAGGGCTAACGCATGGCAGCCTCGGTCATTTCGATCTGCAACATGGCCTTGGCACGCATTGGCGTGTCGAGCTTCATCTCTTCGCTGTCTGAAGCGAGCAACGAAGCACGCGTGTGCGCGCTGTTCTACGACCAGATGCGTGATTACGCGCTGCGCGACTACCCTTGGAATTTTGCGAACAAGCGCATGGCGCTATCCGAGGCGGGTGACGCGCCCACCAACTGGGAATACATGTACGTGTACCCGAGCGACTGCTTGAAGGCGCGTGCGATTGTGCCGCCAGGCCTGCGCGCACCGCGCAGCGACCAGCGCATCCCGTTTGAGACGGGTTACTACGACGGCCAGCGCGTGATCTTCAGCAACCAGGCGCAAGCAGAGCTCATTTACACCACGCGCATTGAGGACCCGACCATCTTTGATCCGATGTTCACCTCGGCGCTGTCATACCTGATCGCATCCGAGATTGCCATGCCGCTGTCTGTGCAGCCGGCGGTAGCCAAGCAGGCGCGCGATGCGTACGCGCTGGTGTCCTCGGCAGCAGCAGCTAGCAACATGACGGAAAGTACGGAGCAGCCAGCGCCGGATTCGGAGTTTGTCGCAATACGGGGAGTGCTCGATGGGCAGCAGCCTAATTCAAGCATCGTTTACGGGGGGTGAGCTCTCGCCGTCGCTGTACGGTCGCGTCGACCTGGCACGCTACGGCACGAGTCTCAAAACCTGTCGCAATTTCATCGTGCAGGCCTACGGTGGCGTGAAGAATCGTGCCGGCACCAAGTTCTTAGCCGAGGTCGCCAGCAGCAGCCGGCGCCATCGGTTGATCCCGTTCGCGTTTTCCACGACGCAAACCTACGTGCTCGAGTTTGGCCACCAGACCATGCGTGTGTACAAGGACGGCGGCCAAGTGGTCTACAGCTCGGGCGGCTCGGCCGGCTCGCCGGTGAGCATTGCAACGCCCTGGAGCGAGTCCGATCTGCCACTGCTCAACTTTACGCAGTCGGCCGACATCTTGTACGTGTGTCACCCGAGCTACGCGCCGCGGCAAATCAGCCGCACAGCGCACGATGCTTGGACCATCAGCGAGTTCGCCAACATCAAGGGCCCGTTCCAGGATCTGAACATAACCACCACGACCACGGTGCACAGCAGTGCGGCCACAGGCAACGTCACGCTGACTGCGTCGACCTCGATTTTTAGTGCAGCCAATGTGGGCCAGCTGATCTTCATCGAGCAGAAGGATTTCGGCGTTCCCTGGGAGTCGGGCAAGAGCGTAGCCGTCAACGACATTCGCCGCTCTGACGGCAAATACTATCGAGCCACCAACGCTGCCACCACGGGATCCACGCGCCCGACGCACGAGTCAGACACGGCCAGCGACGGTGCGGTGACCTGGGCCTACTTGCACCCAGGTTTTGGTGTGGCCGAAATCACAGGCTTTTCTAGCGGCACTAGCGTCTCAGCCACGGTCATGCAGCGCATCCCCGATGCAGCAGTTGGATCGGGTGGCGCTACCTACAAGTGGGCGCTCGAAGCCTGGGGCGGCAACCAAGGCTATCCGTCGAGCGTGGCCTTCCACCAGCAGCGCCTGTGTTTTGCCAACACGCCTGCGCAGCCGCAGACCGTGTGGATGTCACGCACCAATGCCTACGTGGATTTTGGCAAGAGCAACCCGATCGCGGACGACGACGCGGTGACGTTTACCGTGGCATCACGCCAGGTCAACGCCATCCGACACATGCTGACCTTAGACAAGCTGGTGCTCTTGACCTCCGGTGGTGAATGGATTGTGTCGGGTGCTGAGAATGACACCATCACGCCATCATCGATCAACATCAAGCAGCAAGGCTACCGCGGCAGCTCGACTGTGCCGCCGCAGGTAATCGGCAACACCGCGCTCTATCTGCAAGACAAAGGCTCAACAGTGCGTGATCTGGGCTATGAGTTTGCCAGCGATTCGTACACCGGCAACGACTTGACCGTCTTGGCAGCGCACCTAGTGCAGGGTTATCAGATCAAAGAGTGGGCTTACCAGCAGGTGCCATTTACCTGCTTGTGGTGCGTGCGCGATGACGGCACGCTGCTCTCGATGACCTACATGCGCGAGCAGCAGGTCATTGGCTGGCACCGGCACGACACCGACGGTGAAGTCGAGAGCGTGTGCGTGATCTCCGAAGGCAATGAAGATGCGCTCTACATTGCAGTCAAGCGCACCATCGGTGGCACGACCAAGCGCTATGTCGAGCGCATGCAAACGCGCTTGATCAACGACATCAAGGACGCGTTTTTTGTGGATAGTGGCTTGAGCTACGACGGGCGCAATATCGGCGCCACCACCATGACGCTGACTTCGAGCGGTGTGTGGACCTACGGCAGCGCGGCGACCTTTACGCTCACGGCCAGCGCCAGCTACTTTGTGGTGGGTGACATTGGTAGCGAGATTCACTTAACGGCCAACGATGGGCGCGTCTTGCGCTTGCTGATCACAGCGCGCTCGAGCGGCACTGTAGTCACGGTCACTATCAACCGTGACGTGGCCACCGAGCTTCGTAGCACGGCGTTGACCAGCTGGACGCATGCGCGCAAGAGCTTCTCTGGTTTGAGCCACTTAAACGGCAAGACGGTCAGCATCTTGGCTGACGGGCATGTGGCGCCGCAGGCCACGGTGTCTGCTGGCGCAGTGACGCTGGCCCAGGCAGCGGGCGTGGTGCACATTGGCCTGCCGATCGAGGCCGACTTCGAGACGCTCGACATCAGCGCACCGCAAGGCGAGACGATCCGCGACAAGAACAAGATCGTGCAAGCCGTGCGCTTGTTGCTGGAAGAGTCGCGAGGGCTCTTTGCCGGGCGCGATCAAGACAACCTGCTGGAGTACAAGCAGCGTGCGCAGGAGAGCTATGACGATCCTGTGTCGCTGTTGACCGGTATTGCCGACATCTTGATTGGTGCGACCTGGAGCAAGCAAGGGCGCGTGTTTGTGCGTCAGTCCGACCCGTTGCCGCTGTCAATTCTGGCGGCTATTCCAGAGGTGAGCGTCGGTGGGGCATGAGTACGCCGTTATCCCAGCGCGGCTTGAGCATGTCGAGCCCATGCTGTCCATCATTCGCCAAGCAGACATCGACGAGCTATGGGCAGCGAATCGCGTGAGCCCGGCCTACGCTTTACGGCGCGGGATCGCTTGTTCGACATTGAGTTGGACCGGCACGGTCGACGATCGGCCGGTGTGCATTTTTGGTGTGGCACCAGCGTCGCTACTGGGTTCGGTCGGTGTGCCGTGGATGATAGGCACGCAAGAGATCGACAGTCATGCAAAAGCCTTTTTACGACGCAATAAAGCCTATGTCGAACGCATGAGCGAACTGTACAATTATCTAGTGAATTTTGTGGATGCACGCAACACGCGAGCGATTGGTTGGTTGAAGTGGTTGGGCTTTACGATTTTGGAAGCGCAGCCGCACGGCCCCGATGGTTTGCCGTTCCACCGTTTCGAAATGAGAGCCCATCATGTGTGACATCATGACCGCATTGTCGGTGGCCGGTACTGTGATGAGTGCCTCGGCCAGCATGCAGCAAGCCCAGGATGCGCGCAACCTGGCTGCTTACAACAAGCAGGTAAGCGACTACCAGGCGAAGGACACATTAGATCGCGGCGCCGTCGAAGAGCAAAAGCAGCGCGAGAAGGTGCGCCAGTTCATGGGATCGCAGCGCGCCGCGATGGGCGCCTCGGGCGTCGAAGTGGCGAGTGGATCTTTTGGTGATGTGCTGGTGCAGTCCGCGCAAATGGGTGAGCGCGATGCGCTCACGATTCGCAACAACGCCATGCGCGCCGCGTGGGGCTATCGCACGCAAGGCGAAGCGCAGCAGTTTGAAGGCGAAGCCCGTGCGCGCGCTTACCAAGGTCAAGCGGTGGGTTCGCTGCTCACCGGCGGTGGCAATGTCTACGCCCGCGGCGTTAAGAAGGGATGGTGGGAGGACTGATGCCACGCATACCTGTATACGAGCAGACGCAAGCCACCACAGGCAACCTGCCTAGCCCGTCGATCAACCCAGTGATGCCCGATGCGGGCGCCGGTGTCGAGCGTGGCGTCGCCAATCTGATAAATGCCATCACCAAGGCGCGCGAGGAGGCTGACGCGCTACGGGTGGAGGATGCTGTCAATCGTCTGAACAAGGACGACAACAAGCTGCTCTACGGCGAGAACGACCCGACCAACCCGAACGCCGAGCGCGGTGCGTTCTCCGTCAAGGGCAAGGACGCATTTGATCGCGGCACTAATCCGCCGCTGGCCGATGAGTACCTGGGCAAGTACGACGCGCGTGTGGCGGAGATCAGCAAGAGCCTGGGCAACGATGATCAGCGCGCCCGGTTTAGCGTGGCAGCCGGTCGCATGAGGGCAAACTTTGATTCACAAGTGCGTCGGCACGAGCAGATGCAAGGCGAGGTCTACCGCGAAGATGTATACAAAGGCACCGTCGCAACCGAGCTCGAAAAAGCCGCACGCTTTTACGATGACCCGAATGCGCTGCTGATCTCGATGGACCGCATCCAAGCATCAACAACATCCTACGCAAACGCAAAAGGCATGAGCAAAGACGCCACCAACGCGCTGCTCATGAAGAACGTGAGCGACCTGCATTCTGTGGTGGTAGGTCGCCTGCTGGAAGAGAACAAGCCACTGGCCGCTGACGCTTACTTCAAAGAACACCGCGCTGCCATGGAAGCCAAAGATGTCAGCCAGGCGATCAAAGCGCTAAACGTCATCGGCATCGACGAGCAGGTATCGAGCTTCGTCGACGAGTTGGTGGCCGGTCCCAACGGTCCGCAGAACGACGACAACAAGGCGTTCCAGATCGATAAGATGTCCAACGATATTCGCGCCAAGTTCAAAGACAACCCAGCAGCGCGTGATGTAGCACTGAAGATGGTGCGCGATCGCAAGCAGGAATGGGACGCAGGCGTCGCCGAGCGCAAAGCAGCTGACGATGGACAGACCGTGCAGATCGCAGCCAGCACTGCGTTTCTGAAGTTCAAGCCTGCTGACGACCGGGGCGCATTTGACATCGAGGCGGCGGTCAATGGCTTAAAGGGTGACCCGACCATTGCCAAGGACCCGGTCAAGCTGCGCCAGGCAACTGAGCTGCTTAAGGAGCGATTTAACCTGTGGCAAACCAGTGCCAAACAGCGCGAGACTGAGCGCCGCGGGAAGATCTGGGACGCAGTCAACACCGGCAAGGGCTTGAGCTTTGTGCGCCAGATGAAGGAGTTCAAAGAGCTCGATGGCACCGACCAGCGCACGCTGATCAACCAGATCGAAAGCGAGCTCAAGCCGGCAACCGCCAGCGCCGCATCAAAAGAAGAGCTCAAGGAAATCCGCGACGCGAACTACTTCGAGCTCACCCGAGATCCAGCTCGCCTAGCGGTAATGACTGAAGCCGAGATTGTCGCGCTCACGCCGGACGTGGGTCGCGGCAACGTGATGAAGGCCATCACGGAAAAGCGCCGCCTGGGTAAAGACGCCGAGACAGTCACGATCGACAAGGATCAGCTCTACCAGCGCGCCAAGTCGGCCGGCATCAACGTCGACAAGCCCAGCGACAAAGACAAAGCGCTGCTGGGTGACCTGTGGAAGCGGGCAGAGGAGATCATCTACGCGACGCAAAAAGGCGCCACGCGGCCGATCGATCGCAAGGAAAAAGAAAAGATCTTCGACACCTTGCTGCTTGAAGTGCCGGTGCGCATGCAGCAAAAGGGCGGCATGTTTGGTGACGGTAGCATCAGCTACGAGAACAAGCGCCTGTTCCAGGTTAAGGATGTTCGCAGTGTGGGTCGCCCAGGCGATCGCGACAAGGTCATCAAAGCGTTCAAAGACAAAGGCATCGAGCCTGACGAAGATCAGATTTTGCGCGGCATCTCCGTGCTCAACAAGAAATAGGACGAGGACATGGGGCAGCGCGACCTGGATACCCTGATCGGCAACGAGATGCTGTTTGAAGAGCAGCGTCGTCGCACCGAGCAGTCTTTGAAGTTTGGGTTCCGGCAAAATCCTGATCAGTTTTCCAATTCGCTAAAGCTCAGTCGCGATACCGGCACGTCGCCTGATTTTGCTGAGAAGAACAAGCAAGAGCTCGAGATCCAGCGTCGCATGCGCTTGGCACCCGTGGGCGACCTGGTGCGCAGTGCTCCTAAGACCGCCGAGTTTCTGTCGGACCCCAACAACGCCGGCGCGTTTCATGACGCGATCGGTGAGCTATCGACACTCGAGCAGATTCTGACCAAGCCGCTGGACTACGCACGCTCGATCGTGGGTGAAGGCGTAATCAAGAGCACGGTCGGCAGCACGCTCTCGGGTATCTCCACCACGTTGGATGTGGGCGCCCGCGCCATCGACCGGCCGATCCGTCGTGTGTTTGGCGATAAGGTGGCCAATGCGTTCTGGTACGAGCCACTGCGCGTGCAGGGCGTGCCGCTTGACCCGCTCGACGTATTGAAGCAGGGCGGCGAAGACTTCAAGAAGCTGGGCGAGATCGTCGCCCCACCACAAGAGCGCCGCGGGTTTGACACGGACGTGGCTGCCGGCGTGGGTCAGCTGGGCGGCCAGATCGCCACCTTCCTGCTAACCGGTGGCACCAGCACGGCGACCACCATGTTTGCCCAGGGCGTGGACGCGGCCGACACCAAGACTAAAAAAGACAAGGGCGACGGCATGCTGTCGAAGTCCCTTGGCATCGCACCTGACGTGGCCAGGGACACTACCTTGCTGGCCGGTGGCAGTATCACCACGCTGACCGAGCGCTATGGCCTAGACAAGATTTTGAACCGCGTGCCGCCGGCCATTCGTAATCGCACGCTGCGGTTTTTGGCCGACATCAGTGCAGCCGCCGGTATCGAGTCTGCCCAGGAAGTCACTGAAGCGCTGTTGCTGGATATGACCCGGCGCGTGCTGACCAATGAGAACGCCGAAATATTTGACGGTGCATTGAACGAAGCTGGCGTGGCTGGTGTGTCTGCTGCCATCGTGCGCGCTGCGCTGGGTGTCAAAGGCTATCGCCAGGCCAAGCGCCAGGAAGAGTTGATTACCGGCTTGGCTGCAGCTGGCAAAGATCCGAAATTGATGGGCCGCCTGCCTGAGAAGGTGCAGGAGTTTGTTGCCGGCGTCACCAAAGATGGCCCGGTGCAAAACGTGTTCATTCCGGTTGAGCAGTTCAACACGTTCTACCAGTCACAAAACCGCGACCCGATCGAAGCGGCGCGCAGCATGGGCGCGACCAACTACGCCGAAGCTGTGGCGCTGGGCACCGACGTGGTGGTGCCTATCGATCAGTTTGCTGCCGTCGTGGCCCCCACAGACGACCTGCAAGGCCTGGCGGCCGATGTCAAATTTAGCCAGGGCGAGCGCACCGCACGCGAGCGCGAGCAGGACCTGCGCGACCAGGCGGCGCGCGAAGAGGAAATCATTGCCGAGGCGCAGTCTTCGGTGGGCGAAGCCGACACGCCGGTCACGCAGCAGATCCGCGAAGACATGACCGGCCAACTGATTGCTGCCGGCACCGAGCGCGTCACAGCGGAAGCCCAGGCAACGCAGTATGCCAAGGTGATCACCAACCTAGCGCAACGTGCAGGCGTCGATCCGCTGACATTGCACAACGAGTACGGCTTGAGTGTGACGCGCCCATTGCCGGACGTGCTGACTCGCGACACCCGCGCTGATGTCAGCATTGATCCGCTGCTAGACCGCCTACGCTCGGCGCAAGAGATCCGCGACCAGGATGTTTTCGGGTTGTCGCTGGTGGAGTTTGTGCGCAACCAGGGCGGCATCTTGCCATCGGGTGAGCTGCAAGACGCGGACGTGGGCAATCGCCCCTTCCAGCGCAATCTGCTGCAGCCCCAGGGTATGTCGCCTGACCGCGTAGCAGAGCTCGCGATCGAGGCGGGCTACTTCCCTGGTCGCACCACCGGAGACATGACCGAGTCGGACATCTTCGACGCGCTCGATGAAGAGCTGCGCGGTGGTACGCCGACGTACTCAGCGGTCAACTACAACGAGCAGCTGTTCAATGTGCGCGAGACGGTCAACCAGCTGGGCCAGTATCTGGACGCGCTGGGCATCGATGTGGGCACCATCACCGACAACGCCCAGGTGCGCCAGCTGATCGACGCGGCCACGCAGCAGGCAGGCCTGGGCGACCAGGTTAATGAGCTGTTTCAGCGTGTCAGGGTGCAGGCGGAAGGTCGCAGCGTCCCGAACGAAATCGATGCTGTGGCGAATGTCGAGTCGGCATTTGAGTTTGCGGGCAGCCAGTCGTTTCCAACGAACAGGGATTTCAAGCTCGCGATCCAAGAGCGCGTCAACACTGCTGCTAAAGAGGCAGGCGTAAACCTGGACGAGTTTAGCCAGGGCACCGAAGAGTACCTGGTACGCATTGCCATGGCAGACGGCATCACGGCGCTGCGCACCAACGCCAATGCGGTGGGCTGGTACAACGAAAAGGTGACCAAGGCACTGCGCCTGGTGTCGTTGATTCACCCGGAAGTGTCCACGGATCCGCAAGCCAAGTTTGCCTTCGTGTGGGCAATGGCGGTCACGTCCAACGGCTTGAAGGTCGACAAGAATTTTGAGCTGGCCGAGATGGCCTACGAGCAGTGGAAGGCCTCCGGCGGCAAGATGCCTACCGACATCGGCATTGGCACCGCGGCCGGCGCGATCAACAAAGCCATGGGCATGTACAACACGCTCATCGAGAAGCACGGCTTTGACGTAGTCGAGCGGTTCATGACTACCATGCAGCCAGCGGGTGAGGTGCAGAAGTTCACCGGCCAGAAGATCAGCGGCGAGAACCTGACCACCATGGTGTACGGCGCCGCGGCGCTGGGTCCGAAGATTGGCAACGGGTTCTTCATGAACCTGTACGGGCGCTTCGAGCAGCTCACCATGGACCGCTGGCTGATGCGCACATGGGGCCGCTGGACTGGCACGCTGGTTGAAATCAACCAGGCACAGATCAAAGCCAAGCGCGCCCAGCTCAAGGACGTAATCAAGGCGCTGTCACCCGCGGACAAGAAGGCCTTCGAAGCGATCATCAAACGCAAGCTCTCCGTGGGCGACCTGGATGCGGTGGGCGTGGCCATCTGGAAAGCCAGCCAAAAGCCGGCCAACCGTCTGGAGATGGCCAAAATTGGCGTGTTTGACGAAGTCGGTGCAGCCAAGATCGTCGAGATCATGGGCGAGGCCAAGAAGGGCACCGAGCGCGTGTCCTATGGCGACGAGCTGCGCAAGGTTGGCAACGCGCTGACCAAGTACCTGGACGGCCAGAAGGAAGCGCCAAGCGGCCCACCGGAGCGTGGCAACATCAGAAAAGTGTTTAGCCGTGTGTTAGCGGAGCTGCAACAGACCTATCCGGCGCTTACAATGTCGGACTACCAAGCACTGCTTTGGTATCCAGAAAAACGCCTGTATGATGCTGCAAAGACCGCCGATGAGGCGACCGAGAGCTACGAGGACGACGAGGCACCTGACTATGCAAACGCAGCAGCCAAACTTGCCAGAGCAAAAGGAATCAGTGACGCCGACATCGCAAACGCCGTCGCAGCCGTCGATGCCGAACTACAGGCCGCAAACGGAGCAGCAGGAGTTCGACCAGGAGAACGAGGACCTGGAGATCGCGCAGCTGGTCAAGGAAACGTCCTCTACCAAAGCGTAGAGCAGACCCGCACGCCTGAGTTCCAGGGCTGGTTTGACGCGGGTTTTGTTGCTGATGCTTCCGGCAATGCTTTGCCGGTATATCACGGCGGCATGGAGAACTTCGGAACCGGCGCGAATACGGTAGCGCGCGCCGATCGTTATCGGCCATTCTGGGTGTCGCCGGATCGTTCACTGGCGGATAGCTACGGCACGGCACGCGGTGGGCAAGTAACGCAGCTCTACACCAATATCAAGAACCCAGCCAATCTGGCTGAATTGGCTGCAGAGCTGCTGCCAATCTACAACGCCGATGCGCAGATGCTGGATGACAATCCAGACGCGGAGTGGACCGACGCTGACGGCGACATTGCAGGCAGCGCGTATGTGCTGGCCAACTCGACCGATGTAATGGATTATCTGGTCGAGCGCGGTTATGACTCCGTTATGGTCGAAGAGCGGCCTGGCGTGATGTCTTACGGCATCCTCGACCCGCAACAGGTGAGAATCGCGCAAGGCGATACCAACATCCTGCGCCAGGGTGAAGGACTTTCTGACAAGCGCGGCTTCATCCAATTCGGCGCCAACCGCAAGTTCAACATCGCGCTGCTCGAGAAAGCAAACCTCTCGACGTTCTTGCACGAGACGGGCCACTTCTACTTGGAAGTGATGGGCGATCTGGCCGAGCGGTCAGACGCCACGCAGCAGATCAAAGACGACTACGCTGCGATTCTAAAATACCTGGGCTTAACTTCTCGCGCCGAGCTCACACTCGACGGCAAGGCTGCAGGCAGCGCTGAGTACAACCGAGCAGTCGAAGCGCACGAGCGTTTTGCCAGGTCCAATGAAGCCTACCTGATGGAAGGCAAGGCGCCCAGCGAAGAGCTGCGAGCGCTGTTCCAGAAGTTCAAATCCTGGCTGGGTCTGATCTACAAGAGCTTCCAGTCGCTGGATGTGAAGCTCACCAACGAGATCCGCGAAGTGTTCGACCGGATCTACGCGACCGACGAAGAGATTGCCGCCGCCAAGGACATCGTGCCGGTCGAGCAGCTGTTTGCCAGCGCGGCCGACATGGGAGTCTCGGAGGCTGAGTTTGCCGCCTATGCCAACAGCGTCGTCGACACGATAGAGTCGGGCAAAGAAGCACTGCAAGCCAAGCTCATGAAGGAGCTACAGCGCGAGCGCGAAACCTGGTGGAAAGAGCGCAAGGCCGAGATGCGCACCGAGGTCGAAGTTGAAACTGATCTCACGCCGGTGTACGCAGCCTTCAAGACGTTGACCGAAGGCAAGCTCGAGGACGGCACGCCGATCCGCTTGAACAAGGAAGCGCTGGTCGAGCGCTACGGCGACGAGTATCTAAAGCGCCTGCCGCGCAGTTTCGGCCGCATCTACACGCGCCAGGGCGGCATGGACCCGGAGTCGGCTGCTGAGTTCTTGGGCTTTGAATCGGGCGATCGCCTGATCGAAGCGTTAGCCGGTATGCGTCCGCGCAAGGAATACATCGACGCTGAAGTCGATCGTCGCATGCGCGAGGTGTACGGCGACATGATGACCGACGGCACGATTGCCGACGAGGCAATCGCAGCGCTACACAACTCGCAGCGCGAAAACGTGCTGATGGTCGAGCTGAAAGCGCTGCGCCGCAAGCAGCGCGAGGTAGCACCCTTCGTGCGCATCGAGCGTCAGCGCCAGGCGAACGATCGACGCCAGGCGAGGGCGGCTATCGAGACACCACCCGCGTCAGCTTTCCGTGCAGCAGCGCAAGGCTTGGTCGGTCAGACCGCACTGCGCGACCTGGACCCCTACAAGCATCTGCAGGCATCGCGCCGGGCAGCCCGCGAGTCGGCCAAGGCATTAGCCGGTGGCGACTACCAGACCGCGGCAGAAGCCAAGCAGCGCGAGATCTTGAATCACTACATGTACCTGGAGTCGAACAAGGCCCGCGAGGAAGCCGAGTCGATTCTGAAGTACGCGCAGAAGTTCGAGAAGGGCACCACACGCGAGCAAATGGGCAAGGCGGGTGGCACCTACCTTGAGCAGATTGACGCGATCCTGGACCGCTACGAGTTCCGCCGGGTGCCATTGTCTAAGATCGACCGGCGTCAGTCGCTCGAGCAGTGGATCACGGAGCAAGAGCAGCAGGGGCTCGAGCCCTCGATCGATGGGCGCTTACTGAACGAGGCACGCCTGGTCAACTACCGCCAGGTGTCGATCGACGAGCTGCGCGCCGTGCGCGACACGGTCAAGAACATCGAGCACTTGGCGCGCCTGAAAAACAAGCTGGTGACCAAGCAGAAGGAAATCGCGTTTGCCGACGCCATCGCCGAGTTGGTGGCCTCTGCTGAGAACAATGGCCAGCGCCGCATGCTGCCACCTGACCTGGCGGCTATGACACTGCGCGAGAAAGCAGGTGACCTAGTCAGCCGGCTGGATGCGCCGTTGCTCAAGATGGAGCAGCTGGTCGAGTGGCTCGATAATGGCCGCGTCGACGGGCCTTGGCACACCTACTTATGGAACCCGATCGCCCAAGCGCAGGTGGAAGAGAACGACCTGCACCGCGAGCTCACCACCAAGATCGTGGCATCCCTGGAGCAAATGCCCAAAGAGCAGCGTAGCTCGCTGCTCGACGTGTACGAGATCCCTGGCATTGGGCGCGTGACGCGCAAGTACATTCTCTCGATGGCGCTCAACATGGGCAACGACGAGAACATGAACAAGATGCTGCGCGGCCACGGCTGGCAGCTCGAGAATGTGCAGGCAGCGCTCGACAAACTCTCAGATGCCGACTGGCGCTTTGTGCAAGACACCTGGAACAACATCAACAGCCTGTGGCCGCAGATCGTCGAGCTCGAAAAGCGCGTTACCGGCCTGGCACCCAAGAAGGTCGAAGCGCGTCCCTTCGTCGTGCGACGCAATGGCCAGGAAGTGATGACGCTAGAGGGCGGCTATTTCCCACTGGTGTATGACCCGCGCTTCTCCGAGCAGGGCGCCAAGCAGGAGTCCGGCAACCTGGGCCAGCTGTTCGAGCAAGGCTACGTGCGCGCCACCACGGTCAAGGGTCATACCGAAGCGCGTAATGAGGGCTTCGCAGCGCCGCTGCAGCTAGACTTCGAGTTGGTCCTGACCGGGCACCTGACCAACGTGATCAAGGATTTGACGCACCGCGAGGCGATCGTGGCAGCCAACAAGATCCTGACCAATCCCGAGATCCGCAAGGTGCTGCAAGAAACCATGAACCCGGCGATCGAGAAGCAAATGCTGCCTTGGCTGCGCTCGGTGGTGAACGATCGCAACGGCGGCAGCCAGCAGGGCTTGGGCGACTTCTCGCGCTGGATGATGAGTCTGCGCGCCAACACGGTGGCAGCTGTGATGGGTTTCAAAGCGACAACGGCGATCATGCAGATTACCGGCTTGTCGGCCTCGCTTGATAAGGTCGATGCCAAGTACCTGGGCATTGAGCTCGCCCGCTTTATGCGCCACCCGGTCCAGCTGACCAACGAAGTCAGAGCGCTGTCGGGCGAGATGCGCAACCGGCCATCCAACTTGGACCGCGACATCCGTGCGCAGCTGCGCCAGATGACGGGCCAAAACAGCCTGCTGACCCAAGCGCAGCGCTTTGCCTTCCACGGCATTGCGATCGCCGACACGATGGTCACCGTGCCCACCTGGATGGCGGCCTACCGCAAGGCGATTGATGAGGGCAAGAGCCGTGAGGTAGCGATTTTAGAGGGTGATGCGGCCATTCGTTTGACCCAGGGTGCAGGCGGCCCGAAGGATTTGGCAGGGGTCCAACGCAACAACGAGCTCATGAAATCGCTGACCATGTTTTACAGCTATTTCAGTACCTTATACAATCGCATGCGTAACATGGGGCGCGACGTTCAGTCCATCACCGACATGCCGCGCTTCCTTGCCAAGGCGTTATTTGTAGTGGCCATCCCGGCATTCATGGGTGACCTGATTGTGGGCCGTGGCCCGGACGACGAAGAGGAGTACCCGTCCTGGCTGGCACGCAAAATTTTGCTGTACCCACTGATGACAATTCCGCTACTGCGTGACGTTATCGCATCAGTTGATTCGGGCTACGACTACAAATTCACGCCGCTGGCCAGTGGGTTGGAAAAGCTCTCGAAGCTGGTCAAGGCCGGTGCCAAAGCGGTAAGCGACGAGGACGACGTGGAATGGGGCAAGTTCGCAGTCAACGCCGCGGAAACCATTGGCTACCTGGCCGGCGTGCCAGGCACGGCGCAGGTCAGCGCTACAGGTAAATACCTGTGGCGTGTGAACGAAGGCGAGGAAGAAGCAGACAACTTTGCAGAGCTGCTGTTTTATGCAGCGGTCGGTAAACGGAAGGAAAAGTAAATGACAGTCTCCACGAGCTCGAACCGCGCCGACCATACCGGCAACGGAAGCGCCAGCACCTTTAGCTTCACCTTCAGGATTTTCGCTGACAGCGACCTGACGGTCACGCGATTAAACCCAACGACCGGTGTCGAAACCGTACTTGCACTAACTACGGACTACACCGTGTCGGGCGCCGGGTCCTATAACGGCGGCAGCATTACCTTAGTAGCTGGTGCGCTGACCAACGGACACACGCTCACGATCGTGCGCGAGCTCGACATTTTGCAGGCAACCGACCTGCGCAACCAAGGATCGTTCTTTGCCGAGACGCACGAAGACGTGTTCGATCGGCAGACCATGATCATGCAGCAGCTGCAAGAGCAGATCGATCGCGCGGCCAAGCTGCCGGTGACCAGCACCGAGGACACTGACGCGCTGGTCGATGACCTTATTCGTGTAGCAGACAGCGCCGACAACATCGACACCGTGGTGGCCAACCTGGCCGACATTACAACGGTGGCTGACGATTTGAACGAGGCTGTGTCTGAGATCAACACGGTTGCCACTTCGATTGCGAATGTCGACACCGTTGGCACCAACATCACCAACGTGAACACCGTTGCAGGCATCTCAAGCAACGTCAATTCAGTTGCCGGCAACGCGACCAACATCAACGCAGTAGCAGGCAACTCAACCAACATCAACAGCGTTGCGAGCAACTCGACGAATGTCAACACGGTCGCCTCCAATATAGCGGCGATCAGCACCAACGCTACAAACATTGCTGCGATTCAGGATGCGGCAAGTAATGCCGCAAGCGCAGCCGCAAGCGCGAGCACTGCAACGACACAAGCAGGAATTGCAACGACCCAGGCCGGTGTGGCTACCACCCAGGCAAGCAGCGCGGCAAACTTTGCAGCGCTTGCAGCGGCTTCTGCATCAGCTGGTCTTTACAACGCTGTCATCGACAAGAGCGCCAACTACACGGTTGTGCTGGCCGACAATGGAGATCTGATCAGGGTAAACACAAGCGGCGGCGCTGTAACTATTACGCTGCCGCTGATCAGTTCGGTCATTGATGGTTTCAAGATAGCGATCGTCAAGTGGACCGGCGACACAAATGATCTTTCGATTGCCCGCTCTGGCAGCGACACCATTAACGGCCAACCCTCATACAGCATTGGCAGCCAATATGTGTCGGCCACCTTTGTCGCAGATGCAGAAACAGGACAGTGGTTTGTAACAGCATCTGGCATAGGCACCACCAACGCATTCGTAAACAGGTTCAGTGGCAACGGCTCGACGACTGGCTTTACGCTGTCTGGAGATCCTGGCTCGATAAACAACACCGGCGTATTTGTCGGTGGCGTCTATCAGCAAAAAAACACCTACAGCATCAGCGGCTCGACGTTGACTTTTACGGGTGCGCCACCGTCTGGCACCGACAACGTCGAAGCTGTTTGGATAGCGCCGTTGGCTATTGGGGTGCCAGGCGATGCAACCGTGTCTGACGCAAAACTGACATCAACTTTGAGGGCATCTATTACCGGCAAGTCGGTAGCGATGGCCATCGTTTTCGGAGGGTAAATCATGGCCGCACCTAACGTCGTCGCAGTTGCGACAATTACTGGCAAAACTACAGTTCAGCTAGTCGGCACTAGCGCCACAGCAATTGTCAGCAACCCAGGATCGAGCAACAAGGTATTCAAGGTAAATGCCTTGTACGTTTCGAATGTTGACGCATCATCGAACTTTTTACTTACAGTGGATTTGTTCCGCAGCTCGACTGCTTATCGGATGGCATTTCAGATGCCGGTGCCGGTGAATTCGACAATCGATGTTTTGAGTAAGTCGATCTATTTGGAGGAAGGCGACAGTTTGCGCTTAACCGCGAACACGGCTAGCAAACTTGAGGCTGTCGCGTCTTTTGAGGAAATAAGCTAATGCGACGCGGCAATGGTGGTGTGATTGGCAATCTGAGCGAGCCAACAATCAACAGCACAAAAGGCGTCTGGTCACTTTCCGACGTGCAACAGTATGGCCAGAGTTCTAAATGGCCGCCAACCGGAAACATGATCGAGTACCTGGTTGTTGCGGGTGGTGGCGGTGGTGGCCGTTCGGTTGGCGACGGCGGGGCGTCGGGTGGTGGTGGCGGTGGCGGCCTGCTGGCCGGCACAGCGCCATTCAAAACCGGCGTTTCTTATTCTGTGCGTGTCGGCGCTGGTGGCGGTGGTGGCACTTCGCCGACCAATGGAGGCGATTCTGTACTAGGCCCGTTCCGAGCGTTTGGTGGTGGCGGTGGCTCTAATGGCCCGACCAGTATTGGTGCTGGATCAGGCGGGTCTGGCGGCGGCAGCAATCTGTACGGCCAATTTGCTGGGCTTGGAACATCTGGGCAAGGTTTTAATGGCGGCAACGGGAATGGCGGTACTGCTGGCGGTGGCGGTGGCGCAGGAGCAGTCGGTACAACTGCAGGCGGTGTCGGCATTCAAAATTCAATAACCGGCACGGCAACTTTTTATGCAGGCGGTGGTGGCGGTGGCGCAAACAGCTCTGGTGCGCAAGGAGATCTTGGCGGTAATGGCGGCGGCGGCAGAGGCGGCGGCCCTTACGGATCGACTGGCACGGCTGGCACGGCCAACCTTGGCGGTGGTGGCGGTGGAAGTGGTCAATGGAACGGCGGTGGGGCAAATGGATCTGCTGGCGGTTCGGGCGTTGTTGTCATCGCGTACTCAAGCACGATTAGCAATCTGGCGACAATTGATGCTGGCCTCACCTATACGCTAGATACGACTACTAGGTCGGGGTTTAGGATTTACCGATTCACTGGCGGTCTTGGCTCTATTACATGGTGATCTAATGGCACATTACGCTTTGCTTGATGAAAACAATGTCGTGACTGAAGTCTTTGTTGGCAAAGACGAGGGCGAAGACGGCGTCGATTGGGAAGCGCACTACGGTGCGGTGACTGGTCAGACCTGCAAGCGCACGTCTTACAACACTGAAGCCGGCCAGCACAAATCGGGCGGCACGCCGTTCCGAAAGAACTACGCTGGTATCGGTTACACCTACAACGCAATTCGCGACGCATTCATACCGCCAAAAGAGTACGAGAACTGGGTGCTTGATGATGCGACTTGCACATGGATCCCGCCGGTGGAAATTCCGAATGATGGCAAGCGGTACAAGTGGGACCAGCTGCAGAACCGCTGGATCGAGTACCCGGAAGATTATGTATGACGCCCCGTGAGTTCATTCAATCACTAGACCTTGATCGTGTGCCGCATAGCGGCCGCACGTTCGTGGACCACCTGCATGGTGTCGAGGACATCTTGCGTCTGTGCCGGTGCTCTGAAACAGTCTGCAATGCCGGGCTGTTTCACAGCATCTACGGCACGACGTTTTTTGACGCTGGCATCAAAGTCTCGCGTGACGATGTCGTCGGCGTCATTGGCAAAGAAGCAGAGTATCTGTCTTGGCTGTTCTGCAATGCAAACCGGCCTTTCTGCTGGTTCTGCGGAAACAAGATCGCCATGCGCGACGGGTCGCATGTTTTGGTCGACAACAAAACGCTTCACGATTTGCAAATGATTGAAGGCGCAAACCTGCTTGAGCAGCAATGCGGCGCTGACATGATTGTGGCAACAGCGGCGAGGGCGCAATGATCAACGTCGTCGAGAATTTCCTGTCGCCGCAATACCAAGATCATCTTGAGTCGACCATGCTTGGCCGTGAGTTCCCTTGGTTCTATTTGCCATTTACCTCTGAGCCAAATTACGAGACTTGCTTCCCGGCAGACGGTATGCAAGATGGCTTCCAGTTTGTCCATACGTTTGTCGATCAGGGGGCATTGCATTCTGACCGGATGTCGTTGGTACTTCCCATTGCTTTTGCATTAATGGCGAAAGAGGGTATTCGCACCGAGCATATTGAGCGGCTAAAAGCGAATGTTACTTTCCCCATTGGAGAGTCTGGATTCAAGCCACCGCACATAGATACGAGTAGGCCGAAGACGATTACCGCAATATATTATGTCAACGACGCTGATGGCGACACTATCTTCTTTGACAAATACGATGCGTTAAAACTTAACGGGTTTCAGTTTTCTGAGCGGATGCGATTTAAGCCGACGAAGGGTACGCTTGTTTATTTTGACGCTGATCTTTTCCACTCATCAGAGTTCCCTACTTCTGGACAGCGTTGCGTTTTGAACTTTAACTTCGCTCAGGATATTCAATAGAAAGGTAGGTACGGCAAATGCCATTGACACAGATACCGACAGGAATGTTTGAGGACAACTCTGTCACTTCAGCAAAACTCTCTGCCGACTTACGGAACCAGACACCGGCGTTTAAGAACCGCATCATCAATGGCGATATGCGGATCGATCAGCGTAATGCTGGTGCGAGTGTTACGCCGACAACATCAGCACAGGCTTTTGCTGTAGACCGTACTTCTACGATTGTTTCTCAAAATAGCAAACTTACAGTACAACAAAACGCAGGGTCGGTAACGCCGCCAGCAGGGTTTACAAATTATCTAGGGGCAACGTCATCGTCCGCATATTCTGTTTTAACTTCGGATTACTTCAATTTCAACCAAACAATTGAAGGCTTTAACATTGCTGATCTCGGTTGGGGAACTGCTAACGCCCAAACTGTTACTTTGTCATTTTGGATTCGCTCATCATTAACAGGAACACACTCCGGCAGTTTGCGAAATGGTGCGGCAAATAGAAGTTATGTCTTTAGCTTCTCAGTATCCTCCGCTAATACATGGGAACAAAAAACAATAACTATTGCTGGCGATACATCTGGAACTTGGCAAACAGGTAATGGCGCGGGTATGTTTGTGTCTTTCAATCTTGGCGCTGGTTCTACTTTTGCAACAACAGCAGGGGCGTGGGTAGCGGGTAACTTTATTGGTGCAACAGGTTCAGTCAACGTAGTCGGAACCAACGGCGCAACCTTCTACATCACCGGCGTACAACTAGAAAAAGGCAGCACAGCGACGAGCTTTGATTACAGGCCGTATGGTACGGAGTTGCAGTTGTGTCAGCGGTATTTTGAAAAAAGCGTAAATATAGACACCGCAATTTTTACAAACACAATAGCTACTTTTTACGGGAACATGCAATCAAGCATTTCTAATGGAAGTTGGTATTTAACAATACCGTATAAAGTAACAAAACGAGCAGCACCAACTGTTGTGACATACCCATTTACAACAGCAACCAACGGAGGACGTTTTTCTAATAATGGTGGGATAGATTATGGGGCTAATTCAGCCGCCGCTGGCGGAATTTATGACTCTCAATTTAGTATTCAAAACAATAGTGGCGGCGCGTTAGCCGTTGGCGCCGGAATCGTGTTTGGAAGTTGGTTTGCTTCTGCGGAGCTTTAAATGTACAAACTTATTCAGCACAACCAGACAGTACAGCGTCTATCAGACAACGCCTTCATCCCCTTCGATCCCGCGAACACGGACTACCAAGCCTATTTGAAGTGGCTCGATGAAGGCAACGAACCATTGCCAGCAGATGATCCGGCGCCCTGAGTGATGCGCAAACCGTAACGTGATGAGAAAGGGTTGTTGAGGTGGATGACATGATCACAAAGATAGCGGCAGGTATTGCTGCTTTTGGTGCGGCGGCTTATGGCGTCTTACGAATGGTCAAGAAAGACCGGCGCGAGGATACGGTAGCGGCTTTGCACGACGAGGCCATCCAGCAAGTGATCAAGACGCTGCGCGAAGAGGTCGAGCGAATGGCTGTGCGCCTAGCTGCGGTTGAAGAACAGAATCGATTATGCGAGGAAAGGAATGAGCAGCTGCACCAGGAGATCTTGCAACTCAAAAGAAGTCTGCATGTAGCCTGATGTGTGGATCCGCTAACGCTACTTGCTGCTGCAAACGCCGCGGTCGCGGCGGTAAAGAAAGGCTGCCAGCTTTACCGCGATATTAAGGGGGCAAGCGGCGAAGTATCAGAAGTATTGAGGGATTTGCGGGAGCAGTTCGATAAGGTAACAGGTGGCAATCCGACAGTTGAGCAGAAGCAAAAATTTAACGCCGAGGTGCAGCGCGTCCAGGAGATTGCCAAGGCTGACCCAAATGATGTGTATACCGAGATCGGTAATCAGTTGGGCGTGTTGATGGACAGTTATGACGCACTGAGCAAGGCGCTGTTGGCCGAGCAGATGGAGGGCAAGAAGGTTTACAAAGGCGAGGAAAGCATTGGCCGCCGAGCGCTGCGTCGAATCATCATCACGACACGCCTGGATGCCATGCTGGCAGAGATACGCGAAACCATGGTGTTCCGGAGCCCCCCAGAATTAGGGTCACTTTGGGGTAAGTTCTCCGAGATGTGGGAAACGATCGTGGCCGAGCAGGAAGCGGCACACGCAGAAGAACTTAGACTGATTCAGATGGCGAGATGGCGACGCAGAAAAAGAATGGAGGAGGTCAGGGCCAAGGCAACATGGATTTCAGCGGCCGTTTTCGTAATTCTTTGGGGAGTTCTAATAATGTGGCTAACGACAAGAAGCGCGATGATGAGGACATCCCTTGGTCATTACTGATCACTGTAATGGCGGTGCTGCTTTGCTTCTTTATCGTCATGCCAATCATTGGTTATATGCTGTACGACCTACACTTTGCCACGCAAGCTGCGGTGCATGAGGTTAAGAAGATGAGGCAATTGCGACGCGAGATACTTGAAGAAAGGATGTACAAACAATGATCACCTTTGCGCAACTGCGGCAGCTGCTGCCGAAAAATCCCTATGTCGCCGAGTGGCACGAAGCCATGGCGCAACCGCAGCAGGAGCTGGGCGGCGCTACGCTGCTCGATGAGTACGACATCAACACGCCGCGACGTATTGCAGCGTTCATCGCGCAGTGTGCGCATGAGAGCGGCGGCTTTATGGTGCTCAAAGAGAATCTCAACTACAAGCCTGCGACGCTGCGCAAGATCTTCTCTAAGTATTTCGACAGTGATGCGATTGCCGCAGCATACTGCGCTAAACCCAACAAACAGGAAGCGATTGCCAACCGTGTCTACGCCAACCGGATGGGCAACGGCAGCGAAGCGTCGGGCGACCCCGCTCGCTGGATCGGGCGCGGGTTAATCCAGCTCACAGGCCGTGCGAACTACCAGGCTTTTGCCGACTCGGTCGAGATGAATATCAACGACGTGCCGGCATATCTGGCCACGTTCGAAGGAGCTGCGCAGAGCGCTTGCTGGTTCTGGGAAACCAACAAGTTGAACACCTGGGCCGATGCCGGAGACATCAAGGAGCTCACGCGTCGAATCAATGGCGGCTACATCGGGCTCGACGATCGCATCAAGCACTACAACCACGCGCTGTCTGTGATGCAGGGAGCGCACTGATGCGCGCGCTACTGATAGCGCTGGTGCTGCTGCTAACTGCCTGCGAGCAGCGCTACAGGTACGCCTGCCAAAACCCAGACAACTGGGAAAGCAAGCAGTGCCAAAAGCCACTGTGTGAGGTCAACCAGGACTGCCCAGAGCATGTGTTCAACGGGCAGAAGTCAATGGAACTGCAGGTGAACAAGGAGCAAAAAATTGACTGTGCTAAATAAACTCGCTAGTCGCTTGATCGACGAAGGCAGGATGTATTCAACCGAGGAGCTGATGGCTAGGCTCAAGGTGTTCATTGGTGTGTGCTTAACGCTCACACTCATGGGCATCATCTTCACGATTCTGTACTCGGTCATTTTCGTGACCCAGCCACTCAAGGCCATTGCGCCGATCGATCAGAAATTCTTTGAGGTGATCATCCCGGTCGCATCGTTTCTTTGCGGGATTCTGTCCGGGATCATGTTGAACGGCACCAACGCAGGCGAGATGGACGCAATGAAGTCCACGATGTCTGCGTTCAAAGATCAATCTGCGCAGGCCGGCAAAGTGGCCGCACCCGTTCCCGAGCAAGTAAACACAGTGCCCGCGGCTGCGCCGCGACGCGAGCCAGTGCTCGATCCAATTACTGAGCCGCCACCGGTGACCGTGGGCTACGGTGGCAAGAAGGCACCCCCGCCCGCACCTGAACCAGAGATCTAGGAGGCCGTCATGGAAAAACTGCTGTGGATTCGCATGCTCGCAACTGTCGTGGCGAGCCTTACGTTGGCGTTCAGCGCGCACGCTGGTGGCGAGATGAAGAAGGTGTGCCGCACCGAGAAGGTCAAGGGTAAGGACATGGAGGTGTGCAAGACCATCAAGGTCCACAAGAAACTCGAAGGTAAGTCCGTGCCTGGGCAGAAGCCATGATGAACCCTTGGCTTGTCGTCGGCTTTGTGCTGGCGGTGTCTGGTGCGTTCAGTGCCGGGTACTGGCGCGGTGACAGCGCAGGCCAAGCCACTGTGCAGCAGCAGTGGGACCAAGAGCGCGCCAAGCAGGAAGCCGAGTACGCGGCCGCGCAGGCGGCTGCGCGTGAGAAGGAGCAGGAGCTGCAGCGCTCCGCTGATCTACTGAGAAAGGAAAAGGACCGTGAGATCCGTGATCTTAATGCTAGGGCTGCCGCTCTTACTAACAGCGTGCGCGACAGGAAAGAGCGCGCCGCCGCCGCGAGCGGTGCCGTGCCCGGTGCCGCCGGCGCTGGAGGCTCCGCCGCCAGCTGTACTGGAGCAGGACTTCCTCGAGAGGATGCGCAATTTCTTGCAGGGGAGGCTGCCCGAGCAGATGAGCTCCGCATCTCCCTCAAGCAGTGCCTCGCCCAGTACCAAGCAATGAAGGGCAAATAGGTTTCGCCGCAACGTCTAGGCTCTGGGGGCGATCTCCTCCGCCACTCTATCCCAAGTCTAGATTTACCCCGGCCTGGTGCCGGGGTCTTTTTTGGGATGAATCTTGGGATGAATTCGGGGAACTGAGGGGAATAGGTTAGTGGTGACTATCGCACATTCCCAGTGCTGTCATGCCCTTGTGAACCCCTGTGTGCCCATGTATCATACGCACAACTAGGTTCGAGTCCAATCGCGCCTACCAGAATTTTCCCAACCGGATCAAAGACTTAGGTCAATCCGGTTTTTTGTTGGGATGAATTCTGGGATGAATTCTTGTTGAGCGCTGCTTCCAGCGCACGCCGCTCGGTGCCTTTGTCAGCACCGTCAATCCAGCGGGCGTACTTCTCAAACAGCATCTTCGTGTTCGCGTGGCCCAGTTGCCTGGCGATGTAGGCCGGGTTGACGCCGGCCATCAGGGCGGTGGTCGCGTAAGTGTGCCGGGTGTTATAGGCGCGGCGGTGACGGATGCCCAGACGCTTTAAGGTCGGGGTCCAGTAGTTGTCCCGCTGGGCACGCTCATCGTGCCATGGCAGGCCCGTGACGGGGTTTTCGAAGATGTCCTCACCCTTCATGAAGGTGTGCGCTTTCATGGCCGTCAGCGCCTCCAGGGCGGGGCTGACAAGGTCAATGTCTCGCTCGGCATGCGTCTTCGATCCATCTCGCTCCGAGCCACGGAAGGTGCGCACGCGCTGCATGCGCGCCGTCTTGTCTTGCCAGTCAATATCTGACCAGCGCAGTGCGATGATTTCCTCCGGGCGCATGCCGGTGTAAAAGGCAAAGGCAAAGTAAGCGGCCACGCGAGGATCGTATCGACGGGTCAGCTCGGCCAGGATGCGGTCGCGCTCGTCCGCGGTCAGCGGGTCAGGTAGCTTCTTCACCACCTTCATGTTCTTGATGCCGGTCATGGGATTGTCGGCAGCGCGCCGGCCCGTGTACTCGAAACCAAATATGCCGCGCAGGACAATCAAGTAATTGTTGGCTGACTTGGCGCTGGCCCAGGGATGGCTGCCGATCTTGGAGGCGAGCACTTGGTAGGTCAGCTTGTCGATGGGCTTGTCGTCACCCAGCAAGCGCTTCCAAAATGCCACAGCATTGTTGTACTGGTCTTTCGTTGCAGCCTCGAGCTGACCTTTTGATTTAAGCCACAGATCGGCCACGACGCCAAAAGCATTAGGTGGTTTTACTTTAGCGCGTGCTGACTCTGGAAAGAACTCAGCATAGTCAAACGTGCCTTGCGCGATGCGCTTTTTGATCTGCTGAGAAATCAGCTCGGCGGTGCGCAAGTTGCCTGGTGTAGGCAGCAGCGGCTTGCCGTCAACAATCAATCGCTCTCGGCACGTTTCGCCATCAAGGACAAACTGGATGCGGATACTGCTCTGCCGGACCTCGACGCCCGATCCCCTTCGACCCATTGCTCATATCCCTTCAAGGAAATAAATATCCCGCCGTCCGGCGAGCGCCGGAACTCTTTACCTTCAAGCCACTTACCTTCCTCGATCTTGCGTCGAATTGCTTTCTCGGACAAGCCGGTAATAGCCGACGCAAGTGCGATGGTCACATAGGAGGCCGGTGCGATTTGTGGGGGAGGTTCAGCGATCATAACTCACCAACCTTTCAATCAGCCATTTCAACACTACCGTCGCGGTAGTGACGCTTGCCGCTCATGCGGCTAGGTATGGTGTCCCAGATGGTGTGACGCCATTTACTGCGAAGTTCGGCGCCGGTGTATTCGCCTTGCTTTACAAACACCCGCGGCGTGGCCACTTCGCCTTGCCACTCACGGGCACGCTGGCGCTCGGCCAGCTGGTGCAGATCATTCTTCATGTTGTTCTCCTTTCTTAGTTGGTCTGCAAAATGGCGAGCCAGTGATCGACCTGCTTGCCGCGTCGGGCGCGCATGCGACGACGTAAAACTTCGCGATACTTTTCTCGATAGCGTTCGTTGGCCTGCTTGTGCGCGTCGACCTGTGGTTGTTTTCGATCGGGCCCTGTGCCTAGCGCATAGATCGCAGCCCAGTCGCCGCGTGTGCCGAAGTTTCGATGCCAGCCGCTGATGTGCACCATGCGTTGCTGGTGCATTAAACGAATCGCGCTGCGCACGGTGCGCACGTTCTTGTCGAGCTGACTTGCTATAACGCTGGCGTGCAACGGCCCGTGCTCTTTGAGCAGCTCGACAATGGCCTGGCGGGTGACGGGAACGCTGGGCATTACGACATGAACCAGCGCAGGATCTGGCGCGGTGTGGGCCAGGTGATGGCGTGCAGCGGGCCCAATGACCTGGGCAGCAGCGCTTTCTGGATGAACTCCATGTCGCAGAAAGTTTCTGCGCTAGGCTTCGGCACGTAGTAGATGCCGATCTTTACTTTGCCGGTGTCGACAAAGCGCAGCGGCTTGTCGTGTCTGTTCTCTACAAGTTGTTCCATGATCACCTCGTGTCGTCGCGAATGGCGTCGTAAATCGCGGCGAAGATGCCGCTCACGCCACCAAAAAAAGACAGTGCGCACAGCCCTGCTAATGCGACCTGGCCGGAGGGCATGTGCCGCTCTGTGGTCAGCACCAGCAGCGCTGAGATTGCGAGCCATAAGAAAAACGTCAGCTTGATCAGTGTTCGCATGATAGCCTCCTGATGCGTAGTGTTCATCATGTTGTCAGCGTCTCATCACTTAGCGCAAAGCAATGGCGCTTAATCTCTGGGTACTTGGTTGCAAATGACACCACGATGCGCTCCGGCGTGAGCAACTGATCTACCAAGTCAATCGCGTCGTCTACCGAGTCTGGCACGGGCCCGAACAGATCGCTGCACCGACGACCCCACCAGGCAATGGCCTTGCTTCGCGCATAGCCGGCGTGCTCGATACACACATACTCGGTAACAGTGCGCAGGCCGCACTGGTAATCCACGCGCAGCGTCGGCACGCCTGACTTACCGACGTGCCGGCTATAGTAGACGCGCAGCACATCGAGCTCCACCGGTTTGATTTCAGCGGCCAGCATGACGCCGACGTGCGCTTCCTTTTCGTTTGTGCGTGGGGCGATTTCAAACTCATGGCCGCACTCGCACACCTGTAGGCTGATCGCCACCAAGCGGTGGCAGTCTGGGCACTCTTTGACCGGCGCTTCCTGTGGCTCGCCCTTCTTACCCTTGCGCGGCGGCTCGACGGCGTCAATGAATCCGTGTCGCTTGACGTTGCCGCCGAAGTCGAGCACCAGGCAATTCGTCTTGCTCTCGTGCAGGCGCAGGCCACGGCCGACCATCTGCACGTACAAGCCTGGCGACATGGTCGGGCGCAGCATGACGACCGCGTCGGTGGCCGGGTGGTCAAACCCGGTGGTGAGAATGTTGCAGTTGACCAGGGCGCGCAGCTTGCCGGCTTTGAAGTCGGTAATGATCTGGTCGCGTTCGTCGTTGGGTGTCTCACCTGACACGTAGGCGGCCGGAATGCCGCGCACTCTAAGTGCTGCACTTACTGCACTTGCGTGCTGCACGGTGACGCAGAAGATCAACCAGGCATTGCGATCGGCGCAGCGCTCGATGATCAGGTCGGCATGATGCTGGACTAGCTCCATGGCCGCCATGCGCTCGCCGAGCTGGCCCAGGTTAAATTCGCCACCGACCATGCGCACGCCGGACAGGTCCACGTTCGCGCCGTGCTGCGCGGTCAGTGGGCACAGATACCCGGCCGCGATTAGGTCAGCGACGTTGGCCTCATAGCTGATGCCATCAAACATGGCGCCGTCGCCCTGGTGCAGCACGCCGGAGTCGAGCCGGTACGGTGTCGCGGTTAAGCCAATCAGCTTCACGTCGGGGTTGGCCTGCGCAGATTTCTCCAGCAGTCGGCGATACATGCCAGTGCTCGCGTGCGGGATCAGGTGCGCTTCATCCACGATGATCAGATCGAACCGGCCATAGAAGGCTTCGCGCTTGTAGATTGACTGAATGCTGGCCACGGTGATGGGTTTAAATTGACGCAAGCCCAAGCCGGCAGAGTAGATGCCGACGCTGGCATGCGGCCACACTTTGCGGATTGCGGCAGCGTCTTGCTCGACCAGTTCCTTGACGTGGGTAACCACCAGGATGCGCGTGTCAGGGAAGGACGTGATTGCCTGGCGAATAAAATCGGCCAGCACAAAACTTTTGCCGGCGCCAGTAGGCAGCACGATAAGCGGTGCGTCGTGGCCAGCAGCAAACCAGTCAAAGATGCTGGCAATCGCTTCAGCTTGATAGGGGCGTGCTTTCATTGGGCGTCTTTCATCATGTGCAGGCGACCAGCTTCGGTCAGATGGCGCTCGACCAGGTTGCCGCCGCAGTAGCAGCAGATCACCATGTTGTTGCTGTGAGGCGTGCCGTCGTTCAGTACGAACGCGTGCTGGCATGTGGTGCTGTAGAAGTCGTCGCGATGTTCATAGGTCCAAGTGCAGATGCGGTACTGCGGAGCGGTTACGCGATCGCGGATTTTATGCAATACGCTAGTCACCGCTTCGACCTTCATGCTGTCCCAGGCGCGCAGCAGTTCGCGCATAAGATCGAGATCAGACACCTTGCTTCCCCTTGATCAGGTCAACCATTTCCAGGTACGCAGCGTTTCTGCGTGCGTGGTCTTTGGTGCGGACCATCTCAGTGGCGACGGCATGCACGCGTGAGAGTTGGCGCAGTATCGCGGCAGCGTCGTTGTCGAGTGGTCTGCGAGCGTTTTCGTCAAGGTAGTCGGCAAGCTCTTCTGCACGTTTCATACTTCCCCCACGACCTTGCCACCCACAAAGCGCGCATTAAATTCTTTGCGAATTTCCATGGTGAATTTGTCTGTCACTAGCGAGCGTGGCGCGTGCTCCATCTCGGCGCTGGTTAAGCACGCCACGATGTCGGTGCCCATGTTCTCTTCGCTCTTGTCTGCGTCCTCGGTGCAGTTGGCGAAGATGGTGCCGTCGTCCTTGTGTTGGTACTTGATGAAGTCGGGGCCAGCATCGATGGCCTCGGCGTAACTCACCAGTGGTGGCAGTACCAGGTGGGACCGGCAGCCGATGCGCTGCTCGGCGACCGACAGGCTGCGCTTCTGCGACTCGCAATGCCACAGGCCTTCGGGCGCTGGGCTCGAGTGCACGCAGGTGCGGCAGCTCTTGGCTGCTGCGACCTGGCCATGGCACAGCGTTTGGTGGTCGCAAAACTTGCACTGCCACCAGGCCGGGTCGGTGCTGACGCCTGGCGGCGGCTCATCAGCGCGTATGATTTTTTCAGCGCGCGCCATCGATGCTTCGAAGGCAGCCTTGTCGAAGTGCACCCACTGGGTATAGAGCTCGTCGGTGTCTTTGTTGACTGCCAGGTACAGCGCACGGTCGAGCTCGGCTAGGCCCATGTAGACCTGCATCTGCGCATAGTGCTCGGGCTTAGATTTTTCTACGCCGTCACGCACCAGCTCAGTAAAGCTCTTTGCGCTGTGTGTCTTGAATTCGGTCACGGCCCAGGTCTTAGGCGCTTCGGGAAACCCGCGGCCGATGCCGTCGCAGCTGCCACCGAAGTGACCGTCGATAGCTTCGAAGCGGTGCTGCAATTTGGTGACCGGGTCACGGTCATAGATTTCTACGCCGATGCCTTTGAGCTCCTCGAGGAACCGCACCTCTTCACGAAAGCCGGTATCGAACAGGCGCTTGATGCGACCAGGGAATGTGCGACGCGTGGCCCAGCGAAAGCCGTACCAAAGCGCGCGATCGCAGGGCCGGCCAATCTCGGAAGCGCCCAGGTGCGGGCGTGGCTCGTCGGTCTTCTTCTCGTACCACTGCACGATTGCCATGGCGGTGGTGTGCGTGTGAACAGGTTCAGGTAGTTTCATGTTCAGCTTTCAGTTGGGTGGGGTACTCGCTACACCGCAGCTTTCTCTGTGCCAGTGGTGCGATCTGGCGCTCTACGGAATCCGCTTTCCCCCGTAATCAATTACGCCGTGGCTTTGCGCTTCCAGACGGGTGCTGCTGGAGCGGCAGCCGGGGCTGCTGGCGGTGCTGATGCCGCACGCAGGGCAGGGGAGCTGGCGACTGGTGCGGTGTTGCCGGATCCGCTGTAGCCTTTGACGCGGTTCTGCGCGCTGTAGCCTTCGCGCTCTTCGACATCGACCTCGAGCACCACGGGGATGTTGTGCAGCTGATCGCTGTCTTGCAGGTTCAGCACGCCGACTGCGCGGCACAGGGCCGAGAGCTGGCGCTGGCTAATCTCTTCGGCCTTCTTGTTCGAGTTGCGAATGTTCAATCGCTCCCAGATCTTGCGACCCTTGCCCTGGCCATCGAGCACCTCGAAGGTGATCTCCAAGTACTCACCCGTGCCAGACTTGGTGGGCTTGATCTGGCTGGCCACGGCCATTGCCAGGTACTTGCCTTTCGGCAGGACATCAAAGCTCTCGGACGGCTCGACGTTGTTTGCATCAAAGTTCAGTTGTGCCATGGTTCAGTTCTCCTTAGTTGGCGATTGCGGTTGCAAAACTCTCCCACGACAGTGGGAGTGAATCAGGTAGCGAGTAGCGGTTCTTAGCGAGATACGCCGGCTTCTCGTTGGCGTGCAGCAGGCGCTCGCCGGTGGTGATGCCGCGGTTGACCTCGCGGTTAAAGCCCACGTCTTCTTTCTTGACGATGGTCTTGTAATTGCAGAACAGCACGGCGTCGCACCACTCTTGGATCAGGGCGGAGCTGCGTGCCTGGAGCTTGGGCTGGTAGCGCTCGAAGGGTTCGACTTCGGGTGAGTCGAAGCGCTTGATCTCAGCGTGGGCGATCAGCACGATGGCCATGCCCTTTTCGTCACGCAGTGCGGACAAGCCCTCGAGGATTGCGCGCCAGTAGTCCGCCGCGATCACGGCGCCCTTGCCGTAAGCCAGGTCCTTGGCGTCGTGCTTGGCGTTGATGTCTTGCCAGATCAGGTTGTCGAGCCAGTCGAGCGAGTCGATCACGACCGTGCCGAAGGTGTGATCATCGCTATATAGTGTGGATATCGCACCAACCACATCGTCATAAGACGCGGCCAAGGGGAAATGATCAACCTCGAGGCGGCCCAGGCCGTCTTCGGTCAGGATGAAAATCGGTGCAGGTGCGCCGGCGCCGAAGGTGGTTTTACCCAAGCCGTGCGGGCCGTAGATCATGACGCGTGGCGCCTTGATACCAGTTGAGCGTTTGATTGAGTTCAGATTGAATGCCATGGTTTGCTTTCAGTTAGGGTTATGGGCGCCATACCAGCAGATCCATCAAGCCGACAATGAAGGCGGCGGTGTAGACTAGGACGTACGCAACGGTGAGCAGGTTAACTTTCATCGCTAGCAATTCGCTTCAAGATTTCGTCTTGCTTGTCGGAGAGGAACATGCGGCGACCGTACAGCAGCCACTTCTCACGCACGCCGGAAACAAAGTCTTGTTCCCAGGCGTTGGCAGCGTTGGATTCAGCGCTGTGGAGCATGTCTTCAAACTCGGTTGCTTCATACAGGTCGGCCACGGCGTTCATGCTTTCACCTCGACAGCGGTCTTGGCAGGTTTGACAGTGATGGCTTGTGCGAGCTGGGCCCAAATGGCGGGCTCATTGGCGCGCAGATACTTGGCGCCGGTCTGATCGAGCTCGACCTTGGTTTTAATCGGGCGCATATCCTCGGGCAGCTTTGCGCAGATCGCGCGCAGCTGTTCCATGTCGGCGCTGTAGGTCTGCTTGCCGGTGATAGTGACCTTGAATCCGTTGGTCAGCTCGTGTGTATCGGATCCTTCGTCGCGCTTACCGAGCAGCGCGATCATTTGCTCTTCAATGGCGACGCGCTGCTTGGTCGCAGCAGTCTCAGCTGCTTTGGCGCCGATAAATTGATCGACTAGTTCTTCGATGGTGACGTTGGTTCGGGTTGCGAGTGCGAGTGACATAGTGTGTTCTCCAGGTTAGGCGGCAATTTTGTTGAGCTCGTAGGCCAGGTTTTCCGAATCCAGCGCGCCCAGGTAGCTGGCTTTTTGGCTTGCGATGCCGAGCTGAGTAGCACGGGCATATTCACCACGGCCTTCGACGATTACGCGGTAGTCGTTTTTGTCGGCGCGATAGATGCCAATGATCAGACCGGGGTGCTTCTTGAAGTAAGACGCGCTGGCGATTCGTTTCATGTTCAGTTCTCCAGTTGAGTTTCAGTTGCTGGCGCGGTGCCAGTGATTGAGATTCTGCCTCACCGTTGAGAAAAGCTCAACACCCAAAAGAAAAGAATACGTGAAAAATATTCACCAATTATCAATCTATTACAGCGGCTGAATCCACAGAACCCGTGCGGACCAGGCGATCTTTTGGTTTTCCAGCACGGCGCCGCCATCGGGGGAGAGCACCAGGTTGTACAGATCGCGTTTGTAGCCACGGCGCACGATGCCTTGCAGCAGCCGGCCATCTTCAACTGCGACTAAACAGAGCCGGTCCATGGCTTGGTCTGGGGGTTCTTGCACGCCTGAGACGAAGTATAACCAGCCGTCGAAGGTGGTCTGGACCATGCGCACCTGGATGGCAAACGAGCCCGAAGGCACGTCAGGCGGGGCCATGGCGGTGTCGTGGGTGCCTTTGGGCAGGAGGGTGACGATGGAGCCTGGGCCGATGTAGCCGGCGATTGGGACCTTGCGCACGTCGTCTAAGACCTCGATGCCGGCCTGGCGCATGACCTCCGTGACGGGCAAGAGCAGCTCACCGGCAATAGCCTTGGCTTCGTCCATGGACATGCCCCGCTTGCCGGCAAACATGTAGGACACAGCCGCGGGGTCCAAGTTGATGCGCTTGGCGAGCTGGCGTTGCGACATGCCAATGCGCGCGAGCTGTTCTTGGAACCAGGCTTTGT